CTAGAGGAAGCAAACCGGCCTGCCGTTCCAAAACTCTGGATCAAGCTAGTTGTGCCTTGCGCTCTTAGACCAGCAGCCTGCGCCCCGCCTTCCATGCGTGACAATTCAGCACTCAGCCTAGAACTTTCTTGCTGATCGTTGATCTGCATGTTTGTGACCGTGTTATTAAAGTCATTAATAGCTTGGTCATATTCAAACTCTCGCGCAGCCTGACGCATAACTCGCATTGGAGTCCCGTGAGATATGTCTATGCCAGCGCCGCTGTACTGAGCGACAACAGAACCCTGAGCTTCTCTAAAACGAAAACGATCAACGCGCTCCTGCAAAACTGCATTGCGGTTAATAATCTCACGTTGCTTTTCAAGTAGATCAATGTCTCGCTCAATTAGGCCAGCGTTAAACTCACCCACTCTTGCAGCAGCGGCAGCAGCTTTGTTCGCAGAGCTTTTTGCGCTCATACCACCAAAGATTGTTGCCCCTAGCGTTAAGATCTCAAACATACTCAATCACCTCACAAATCAAATGTGTTCATGCGCGGATATAGCGCCAGAACAGTCATTGGCAGGGGCTGTGATTGCCGCACATAAATGCGATCACCGTCAACGAAACCGCCGTCAAACTCGATTTCCTTGTCTCCCGTGAATAATGGCACAGCTTCGTCCATATTCATAGAGCTGTCGCGGAAAAATATTCTATCCGCACTTTCTGAGTCGCTACCCACTTCAGCGCCAACCGTTTCATGGAATCGAACAGTGATGTCGTGTATGCGCTTTGGCTTGCCTTGGGAAGTGCCATCCTGAGATCCAGACTCTAAGCGCAGTGTTTGCATTTCACTGGTGTAGCCGAACCCAACGGCGCTTGTTGTAGCGGAAAAATCTAACGTCACACCGCCGCCTGAAACTGTCTTGTCAGCATGTGTGGCGCCGTTAGCTAGTATCGAAAGCTCTTCACCCTCTAAGTGATACAAGCCAGAAAGAGTTGTGGTTGCAGAGCCTGAGTAAACCAAACCGCTGTCCACAAAGAAAGCAGCAGTCGTGTCGCTGCCAAAATTAAATGCTTTCATCACTTCGACATACTGCTTGGTCACGCCGTTGATCGTGCGCTTAACAATTATGTAAAGCTCATCTTCACCGCTGTCTGTAGGCAAGGTTATGATGCTTTCAACTTTAGCCTGACCGCTCTCAAACTCTCCGCCGATAATGTGCTTGTGCCAAGCAACAATCTCTTCTTCACGCCGGTAGGTCAATCCAAGCAAAGTGCCATCAGTGCGGCGCGCCCAGATTATGCTTTCAGGCTCTTGTTGGTACGCAAACTCTTTTATGCCGCCTTCAGTCAGATGCTCGGATAGGATTGTAATGTCTGGAGCTGCATAACCTGCAACATCCACTTCACCAATATAGCGAAACTCTCTAACCTTGCGCGCACCGCGCTGGGCAAACAATGTAACGTCAGCAACCTGGACAACTTCGCTGTCAATGCAACCGTAGTTAGAATACTTGCGGATCACTGTCTGCGTAGGCGTCACAGGCCCACCATTAGTTGTTGTCAGCACATACTCACCACCAGACGTACCAATGTTAAGTATTCGAGTGGCTGACAGGTAACGGATTGCGTTTACCTTGTTAGACGCAATGGTGTAGATCAGAGCATCATCGTCAGTAGTGCCAGTGTGAAAATTTAAATAATCAGCACTTTTAGAAAACCACAACGTCTGAGGATTGTTGTTAGTTGCCGCAAAAACCAACCGCTGTTCAAAAAACGTGACAACACTAGGGTAATTGTCGGCGCTAGTGAGAACTGGCGTGTTGTTTTCGTTAATGGTGGGGGTGGCGAACGTCCAAGCATTATGATCGGTGCGAGACAATGTGCGGACAGCGTGGCTTGGATGCACCAAATACATAACATCCGCAGACTGTGCGAAACGCACATCACTTACCTGCGCGGATGTGTAGGGCGTTGCGACCTCAAACAGCTTGTCAACACTAACGCCAGAGCCAGTGTAAGTTGTGAAACCTGTGGTATCAATTGCATTGCCAAACAAGTCCGTAAGGGTGAAAGTGTCAGTTGTAGAGTTTGCAATAAGATAATTACGAGCGACTAGCTCGGTCATATCACCGCCTTCGTTGTAAAGGTAAACTTCATCTCCATCGCTAAGGCCGTGGATAGAGCTGGTGAAAACGCCGGGGCTTGCCTGCGTAATAGAAGAAACACTTTTTTCGCTGTCAAAAAGAACCTGCAAACCATTGCGGAAGACCCGCATGTACTGATCGCCAAACTCTAAAACATATGTGTCGGCTGTTTTAAATTCAAAAGGTATCAAGCGGGTAATGCTTGAGCTATCCTTTACTTCGCCTAAGTATTCTGTGCCTGGGCGGCGCGTAACGCCTCCATGAGGCTGCACAACCATGTTTGTAAGCTCGGACAAGCCTTCGCGGTACTTCTCAATCGTAACGCGCCCCTCAAGGCGCGGAGAAATCTCACCGGCTGTAAATGTGCTAATCGCTGGAGCTGATCGCGCCATTAGAACCTCGACTCAATAAATTCGCTTGCTTCCAGGCGCTGCGGCGCGCCTTCAGTGCCGTCAACAAATGCGGCTTGCTTCAACTTGTCAGAATATTCTGCCGCCATCATTTGCTTCACAGTATTGGAACCGGTGATCGCATAGCTGACCTCAAACGCTATAGCCGCCGCCAAAGTGTCGATCAGATTGGCATCATACTCTTGAGGGTCTGTGACCCGAGCAACATATTTTATTTTGGCAACGCCTTCGTCAGAAAGCAGCTTTCGCCCCTCAATAACGAACACAGGGCCACCTGTGTTGCTAAACATGTTGTCCTGCGGGTATGACAAATTTCCGTTGCTAAACTCTAGAACTCTAAGGCAGTATGGATTTGTCGGCAAAGCAAACTGATTTGCATATCCGAAAGGAGGGGAGTCGCTTTCCTTTGCCAGCTCTGCGCGGCGCAAAAGACAGTTCCAAGGATGCGCACGAAACACGCTGTCGCGGACACTATCAAACCTCTGGTTGATTAAGCGCGCTGGCTTGCTGTTTTCCTCAAAGCTTGAAATGTTGTTCGCACCCAAGCTGTTCAGCGCGTAGTTTGCAATATCAACCGTACTGGTCATCAGCTCTCTCCATGTGAATTTAAGGGGCGGCGAACCGCCCCTTAAACCTTATGATTCTACGCACAAAAGCTCAACAACCTTAGACTCTTCCATGCGTGTCGCACCGAGAGTTTGGCAGTAGTAAACTTGAGTTGCGTAAGACTTGTCGGCACGTTCATCAATGCGCGCTGTAGGCTCTTTACCCATAGCGACTTTGATGCCGTCTTCAGCCCATGCGAAGCAACGGCGGTCAGAAGAACCGTCAACGCCCAAGCGGTTTGAAACAATGAAGTTAAAACCAACAAACGTGTTGATTTCACCCATCGCCAAAGCTTTTACAGTGTTGTAATCGCTTGAAGTTACAGTTGTGTTGTTCAACAGATCAGTGACCTGCTTAGGCGAACAAGCAATGTAACGTGGGATAGATGGATCAACATTTCCAGAATCCAAGATTTCCTTGGCTTCAATCAATTTCGCCAATGTTAAGCCAGCAGCGCCAGCAGCGATTTGATTGTTTGTTGTGTCAAACGCTGTAGTTGTCGAGCCATCTTTGCCTGTGAGCGAGTCGCCCAAAGCCGCAGTGATGATAACGTCATCCATAGCCCGACCCATAGCAGCCGCAGCGGCACGGGAATATGTGGACGTTGGATCGACAAGCATACGAACCTTGTCCTGATCGTCGATCAGGTCAGCATATTCGTAGTCAGACATTGTGACCATACGGCGCGAGTGCGGCGTATCAATCAACGGTGTATCTGAGTGACGGGTTGTACGAAGAACAGCAGCGGCTGCTCCAACTTGATCGAAAAATGCTTTTTCGCCGTTTACGCTTTCGACATCCACCGCATTACGCAGCAGGGAACCCATCTGCTGTGACAGCATTTGGATATTTGACGAAAACTGATTGACGAAAGCTGTGGTTACTTGTGTGGACATGATGTCCTCCTAGCTTTGTTCAGTTAATGTTACTGCGCTTGGTTATCCCTGGCGGGGCCGTGCTACTGCTTAGGCCAGTTAGTCCACCTGTCTCACAGGTTTGATGTCGTGGGCCAAAGGGTTATCCACTAAAGATACTCGCGGAGCCTTAGCACTTCTTCAACGTATGTGCTATGCTCTGGGTGCATCTTATCAAAATATGGGCCGTCCCGTCTAGTCATCTCTGTAATT